TGAAAGCCAAGGCGCTGGCCAGCTACAACGACTGGGAGCCCGACGACCTCATCATTGAGAAGAAGGCCGCCGGTGCGCCACTGATTCAGGAGTTCCGCCAGGGCGGCATACCGGTCACAGAGGTCACCCCGAGCCGGGGCAAGGCCGGCATGTCCAACGACAAACGGGCCCGGACAAACGCCATCGCGCCGATCTTCGAGGACAAGATGGTCTGGGCGCCGGATCGGCGGTGGGCCAGCGAAGTGGTCGAGGAATGCGCGAACTTTCCTTTTGGCGACGCCGATGACCTGCACGACACGGTGACGCAGGCCATCCAGCGGTTCCGCGCCGGCGGGTTCCTGCGCCTGTCCTCTGATCCGAAGGACGACGAGGACGCAGCATACGGCCGCCGCAGGCGCCGCGCTGCATACTACTGAGACTGGGGCCCCACCCCGGCCCTCCCCAGGAGCCTACCATGCCTGCAAGCAGCACCGCCAAGTCCCTCTTCCCGGCCCCGATGGGCTTGGCCGCGCTCGATTCGGGGGCGGCCAACGAGCCGGACATCGAGATAGAGATTGTCCCCGAGGGTGACGGCGACGACCCGAACAGCGACGCGCTGGTGGCCGCCGCGGCCGCTGCGGCCGAGCCGCCGGCGTTCGGCGACAACCTGATCGGCATCGTGGACGAGACGGCGCTGAACCGGCTGGCCAGCGAGATGGACACCTGGGTCGACGACGACCGGCGCAGCCGCCAGGACTGGGAGGACACCTACCGGGAGGGCTTGAAACTGCTGGGCCTGAAGTACGAGGAGCGCATGGACCCGTGGGAGAACGCCTGTGGCGTTACACATCCCATGATTACCGAGGCCGTCGTGCGCTTCCAGTCCGAGACCATCATGGAGACCTTCCCGGCCGCCGGGCCGTGCAGCACGAAGATCATCGGTGAGGAAACCCAACCCAAGAAGGACGCGGCCGCGCGTGTGCGCGCCGAGATGAATTACCAGCTCACGGAGAAGATGCTGGAGTTCCGCAGCGAGCACGAGAAGATGCTGTGGAACCTGAGCCCGGTCGGCGCGGCGTTCAAGAAGGTCTACTTCGATCCGACGCTGGGGCGGCAGGTCAGCACCTTCGTGCCGGCCGAGGACATCATCATGCCCTACAGCGCCTCGAACATTTACTCGTCCGAGCGCGTTACACATCGCATGCGCAAGAGCGCGCTGGACGTGGAGAACTTGCAGCGCGCGGGGTTCTACGACCCCGATGTCACGCTGGGCACGCCCATGCGCATGATGGATGAAATCAAGCAGGCCAAGGACGCCGAGACCGGCTTCAGTGACTTGACCGACGAGGGTTACGAGGTCTACGAGATGCAGCTGTCGCTGACCTTCGAGGGCCTGGAGGAAGACGACAACCCCCGGCCCTACGTCGTCACGAAAATCCGCGGTGGGGAGATGCTGGCCATCCGCCGGAACTGGCGTGAAGGCGCGAAGCTGCCGCTGCGCCGCCAGCACTTCGTCCAGTACGACTACATCCCCGGCTTCGGCCCCTACGGCTACGGCCTGTTCCACCTGATCGGCGGGTACGCCAAGAGCGCCACCAGCATCCTGCGCCAGCTGATCGATGCCGGGACGCTCAGCAACCTGCCGGGCGGGCTCAAGACCAAGGGCCTGCGCATCAAGGGCGACGACGTGCCGATCGGCCCGGGTGAGTGGCGCGACGTGGACGTGGCCTCGGGCACGCTGCGCGACAACTTGGTCCCGCTCCCGTACAAGGAACCGAGTCTTGTCCTTGCAGGTTTACTCGACAAGCTCATCGAGGACGGCCGGCGCCTGCCCGGCACGGCCGACATGAAGATCAGCGACATGTCCGCGCAGACGCCGGTGGGCACCACGCTGGCCCTGCTGGAGCGCCAGCTCAAGGTCATGTCGGCGGTTCAGGCCCGCACCCACAACTCGCTCAAGCAGGAGCTGAAGCTGCTCAAGGAAGTCATCGCCGAGAGCGACGACGACAACTATGAGTACGAGACCACCGCGCCGGCGGCTGGCAGCAAGCACGCCGACTTCGCGATGGTCGACGTCATCCCGGTCAGCGACCCGAGCGCGGCCACGATGAGCCAGCGCGTGGTGCAGTACCAAGCGGCCATCCAGCTGTCGGCCCAGGCCCCGCAGGTCTACAACCTGCCCGAGCTGCACCGCGGCATGCTGGAGGTGCTGGGCATCAAGAACGCCGCCAAGCTGGTGCCGGCGCCCGAGGAGGCCGTGCCGGCCGACCCGGTGACCGAGAACATGAACGTGCTGATGGGCAAGCCCGTCAAGGCGTTCATGCCCCAGAACCACCAAGCCCACCTCGCCGTGCACCAAGCCATGCTGCAGGACCCGGTGGTCATGCAGTCGCTGGGCCAGAACCCGCAGGCCCCCATGCTGATGCAGGCCATGCAGGCGCACATCGCCGAGCACACGGCTTACCAGTACAAGCAGCAGGTTGAGCAGGCGATGGGCTCGCAGCTGCCGGACCCCGGCCAGCCGATGGCGCCCGAGCAGGAGCAGCAACTGGCCCAGGCGCTGGCCCAGGCGGCCCAGCAGGCGCTGCAGACCAACCAGCAGCAGGCACAGGCCCAGCAGGCTCAGCAGCAGGCCCAGGACCCCATGCTGGCCCTGCAGACGCGGGCCCTGGACCAGCACGACAAGGAGCTGCAGATCAAGGAAGCCGAGACCCAGGCCAAGGCCGCGGACATGGCTGCCAAGAACGAGCTGGCTGCGCGCAAGCTGCTGGTCGACGCCGCGGCGAAGTCCGACACGCTGGACCTGCAGTACGCCAAGCTGGAGCAGACCGGCGAGCTGGGCGAGCAGAACGCCGAGACCAAGGCCCTGCAGGTGGGCATGATGGGCCGCGCGCAGGATCAGGCCCTGCTGGCCAAGGACCGCGAGAACGCGCAGCGCGACGTCGACCGGATGCAGGCCGAGCACGACGCCAACGAGATTGGCGACAGCGGCGCTGCGACGCCGCACCCGTCGTCCTCGGCGCCGGCGGCCGCCGCACCGCCGCCCCCGCCTGCTGCCCCGCCGCAGCCCGCTGCGCCCATGCCGCCGGCTGAGGGCCAGCCGTGAAGCAGCGCCCGATTCAGACAGTTGAAGATTTACACCAGCGGCTGATCGAGGAGCTGCAGGTGCGCGTGGACGCGATGGTGGCTGGTGCGCCGTCTGACTTCGCGGCGTATCAAAAACTTGTCGGCGTAGTTACGGGCTTGCGCGTCGCCGAGCAACTCACCAAAAGCCTGCTTGAAAGCGACGCCCATGACACTGATGACATCTTCCCCTGAACTACTCCTGCCGCCCGGTATCAAGCGGACCGCGGAGCCCGAAGCTGACCCCGACGAGCCCGGCACCGGCGCCATGCTGCCCAAGCCGACCGGCTTTCACCTGCTGTGCGCGGTGCCCGAGGCGCGTGAGGAGTTCGACGACTCGGTGCTGGTCAAGTCGCACAAGCTGCAGCAGGAGGAGTCATCGAGCACCAACGTGCTGTTTGTCCTCGACGTCGGCCCGGATGCCTATAGCGACAAGGACCGCTTCCCCAGCGGGCCCTGGTGCAAGCCGGGCGACTGGGTGGTCGTGCGGACGTACGCCGGCACGAAGTTCAAGCTCTTCGGCAAGGAGTTCCGGCTGCTGAACGACGATCAGGTCGAGGCGATCGTTTCGGACCCCCGCGGTCTCTCCCGCGCGTATTGAAGGAGCGTTACATGCCCAACCCCTCAAACCAAGCTGATGACGAGGAAGTCGTCATCATAAACGGCGCCGATGGCGCCCAGCGGTCCAACGGCAAGGCCGCGGCGGCCGATGACGACTTCGAGCTGGTCGACGACACGCCCGAGAAGGACAAGGGCCGCAAGCCGCTGGGCCGCGAGGTCAAAGACCCGGACGACGAGGAGCTGGCCACCTACTCGGCCGGCGTCAAGGCCCGCATGGGCGAGCTGACCCACGCCCGCCACGATGAGCGCCGGGCCCGTGAGGCCGTGGAGCGCGAGCGCGACGAGGCGGTGCGCGCTGCGCAGGCGCTGCTGCAGCAGAACCGCGAGCTGGCGCAGCGCACGACCAACGGCGAGACGCACCTACTCGCGGCATCAAAGTCCAACGCTGAGGCCGCGCTGGCCGCTGCACGTGCAGAGGTGAAGGCAGCCAAGGAAGCGTTTGATACTGACGCGGAGATGGTGGCCACCGAGAAACTGCTCGATGCCACGATTGCGCTGCGTGAAATCGCGCGTTTCAAGCCTGCACCTGTACAACAAGCGGAAGATGTTGTACAACTCGCGGACGTAAGCACCCCAGCTGCGTCCGTTGACCAGAAGACACTGCGCTGGCAGGCAAAAAACCAGTGGTTCGGAACAGAGGGGACCGAGG